ATGCAGGAGGGGGGGTAATTTTTTTTGCACCCTCCCCTCCCTGTCTTCGTCATCTCTCGCTGTGCTCACGCCTCATTTGCGTTTGCATTCGTATTTGCGTTATCACTTTCATACACCTTCTTGTAAATACCCAAAGGATTGTGCTTTATGATTTCGTCCATTGCGAACTCAACAGCAAGCTCTTGATCTTTATCACTCAATTCTGTAGAAGTGTAGGCAAACTTCGCCAAATAAGAACACGTAAAATAACCTTTTTGTTCATCAAACGCGTTCCATTCATCGAATTGTGTGAAAGGATCAAAAGGATTGTCTTTTGTCGTTAGCATGACAGCTTTTGACATATCAGTTTCTCCTTTCACCAAACAACTTTAATTAACAGCTCACTTAACTGCTTTCATCAGTGTGCTGACCGAGACACCTAAACGATCAGCCACCTCTGCCTGAGTGTACCGTTCGTTTGACAGCATAGAGCGTGCCAAAGAAAGCTGAGCGGGGGTGATACCAACAGACGTTCTAGGTGTTGCATACTTCTGCACAACATCCATGTCTGTGTTATTAAGTATCTCGCCAAGCTTTGTAGACGAGATGGCACCGGCATCTATGGCTCTCCACTCCTCCGGTGTGATGTCTATGCGCCATGTTTTACGATCACTGGTCCCGGATGCCCGGCGTCTCTGCTCGCTGAGGACCTGGGCTGTCACTTTTTTCTTCTGCTCGTAGTCCTCCTTAAGCTCGGGGTTCTCTTTATACTTAGCCTCCATAATCTTAGAGGTGACCAGCTGTGCTTTCCTCTCCTGGGGGGCGTGCTTCTTTGCGATGTTGAGCTTAGCGTTCAAGCTGTCCACCTCCGCCCTATACGTTTCCTTAGCTTGTGGGTCATATACCCGGGGTGATGCCTTCATATACTCTTTACGAGCAGCATTACCAAGAGCTTTCATCTGATTTGCGTAAGTGGCGTACACTTTTTCAATCGGCTTACCCTCTGTACCCTTGGGGCCCGATGTAAGTTCAAAGGCATCACGAGCTTCATACATTTTCGTAGATCGGGTGGTGGCCTTTACTTCTTTACCGGATCGATTTGTATAGGTACGCCCCGTATATGTAAAGATCTTCTCCCCAGTATTTGGATCTATATCGTATGCATTCTTAACATGGTATTTGTTTTCACGTTCACCGGGCCGAGCATCAGACTTAGCTCTCGAAATCAGCGTGGCTGAACCAGCATTACTGCCTCCCTGATACTTAGCTTTTAATTCTTTAATACCATTGTCTTTCTCAGACTGTCTCCAGTTAAGATTGTGCTTCTCCGCATCGATAACAACCATGGAATGTCGAACAGCACGGGCTATCTCCTTGTCTGTAGCGCCCATGATTGTCATATCCGTAATCAGATTCGATACTTTGCCCATCTCTGTCTGCTTATGGAATCCTGTCTTAGGTCCTGTCTTGGGCATGCCTTCATAAGCAGGATAAGACTCCGAGGGATTGAAGTTCTTTAGAGTAAGAAGCTCTGAACCAGGTGCAATATCTCTAACAGACCTAAGCTTCTGGTTTCTAGTAGGTATAACTATAACCGTATCACCATCAAAGTCTGCTCCAGACAACTGCTGGGCTACGTTGGTATTGATTCCAATGGCGTGTTCAGCTCTGCCCATGATGCTGATAGCTTCTTTGTTCTTGTTGTTTACTCGAAGAACGGGTGTTTCAAATGCACCAGCATGGGGGTGTCTAATAAGAATGACTTCCTCACCATTTTCATAGTTCGGAGCATAGACTTCGTTGTCTTTTAAAGACTTAACGGGCAGTATCACATGAGACGCTTGTCTAGAAAAACCAGTAGCCTTGAGATGAACAGCTGAAGCATCACAATCTTCGGCAAAAGAATACAGCAATTTGTTTCTTACAACCGGATTTGTTATAGATTTTATGTCTTCAAACTCAGCGCGCTTGGTTTCATAGGTAAGATCCAACTGTTTTTTAGCAACTTCCGGTCTTTGCTTAGACAACATCTGAGAAGAGATTGTCTTTGACCACTTACCCCAGTCTTCATCTTCATTTACGATGTTGATTGCGGATAAATGTTCCTTACCATCAGGTCCTATGTAATTCTGCTGCCTTACTGTAGACCCAAACGGATTGTCCTTGTCTAATTTCATAGACTTAAGAACGGAGTCACCACCATTTTTATCAATCTTGGGAACGCCTTCGTGCTTGTTTGTGTTGAACATAATGTCTACACCAGCAGGAAGGTTTTCATTATAGATGGCCATGCCTTTTAAATAATGCGTTCCGTCGACAGCGATACGAACCTGAGCATATCTATTAGCGCCAAGAGAAAGCTCAGGAACGCCGGGTCTTATTTCTATAACACCATCTTTTTCTGCTCCACCTGTTTCAGCATAATTAATGGCTATTCTTTTAGAATCTATACTTCTAGGTTCAACAACACCTCTAAAAGAACGACCACCATCATTGCTATAGGTGTCTAAAACGGATGTTATCTTATCGCGATTAGAATATAATTCGTTGTAAGGAACATCATCTTTCGTCAAAACCTTTACATTGGTCTTTTGATCAGGATTATTGGCCTGAGATACCGACACATACTGAAGTTTATAACCTTCATCTTTCAGCATCTCAATTGCTGTATCGAGTTTTGTTCTAGTACAGTCAAGCTGATACTCAACACCTTTACCAACGTCAAGATATGGCTTCTTTTCAACCTCTTTCTTAAGGATCTCGGCTATTTCCTGAGTCTTATTAAGTCTGTTAGACAGCGTAGGATCAAGATAGTTCTTAATAGTATTAGGCGCAACTCCAAGTTCTTTTCCTATTTCGACATTTGACATGCCTCTGTCATGCATTTCAATAGCTTTCGCTATTTGTTCAGCTTTCTGAGCTGACGCAGACATGGAATATCTTGCACGAAGCTGCGTCGTACTCATTTCGTACTGCGCTGCGATCTCCGTTTCAGTTAAGCCCTTTTTCTTAAGATCTCTTACTGCGCCAGCAAATGTTCCACCGTCATGCTGATATGGATTTTCTCCAGAACCGAGCGGATATCTTCCAGAACCAATTTTTGCACCATCTCTTTTACCAACACCATAATGTGTTAAAGCCTCGTATTCTGTCGGATTGATAGATGAGAAGACTAAGCCCATTTCAGATATCCTCCTTGAGCTGCTTTATACATTTGTCAAATATAATAATCTTGTCGATGATCGGTACAAGTTCATCTACTTCTGGATTAGAAACGACGATGTCATCTGATTGATAAATTCTTAATTCAATTCCAATGTCAGACGGCTTTATCTTGTATTCCAGACAAAACAAAGACGCGTAGATTTCAAGCTGATGCATAGAAGCAGGCGTTACTCCGGTCTTTAAGTCATGTATTCTAAGAAAATCGTTCTTAAAAGATATAGCATCGGCTGTACCGAATGCATTCTCAGAATATAATAGAACTTGTTCCGATGACATCTTGTATCCGATGGCATCATTGACAAACATATTCAATGTTCTTTTAGACTTAGGCAGTTTTATACCAAGATTAATGCACTCACTTGCAAACGCATGCAATCTTGTGCCTTTTTCTTTAGCCTGATAACTCGCATAATAATTTTTTAGCTTCTCTTCATCGTAATTGATCCAATGATAATTACTCGCCCCGAGAAACGCGTGTAGACCTTCGAACCCTGAATGTTTGTTGAAGATCATTTAGAACCTCCTCTTCGTTTTCGGGAGAGATGAAACTTGCAAAAGACATGTCGTCCATCTTATTCACATAGTATTCCTGATTTGGACGTCTGCTTGCTTTTCCGGATTTCTTACATTCAAGCGCGGCCCACTTGTTTTTATACAAAACCAAAAGATCCGGAACACCTTGAAGATATTCCGGATCATTTTTTAAAACTATGCAGCCTTCGAAACGGGCTTTTATTTTCTTAATCAAGTTAGCTTGAAAATCTCTTTCAACCATAAAAGCCCTCCAAAAGCAAAAAGTCATAGGAATAGAATGAGTCACATCCTATTCCCTCTATTATATGCATTGTTTTTTTTGCGAGGGCTATTTTCCAAAGAATCTTGACTCGTTAAACTGCTGTTTTTTCTTAAGCGCTCTATAGATTGCGATATCAATAGGCGCATTAGACCTGATGTGATAGTAATACAAGTCTTTATACTTAGTGTTGAGTCTGTCAATTCTTCCGGAAGCTTGTTCCATGGTTTTGTATGAATAGTTTTGTGAATAGAATATAATAGCATTAGTCTTTATGCAGTTCCAACCCTCAGAACCAGCTGCATACTGAACGAGATACAGCCACTTATCTGTTTCGGGTATAGCTTCATGCTTGTGACCGTTCCATTCAGCAACTGTCACATCATCTTCCACCTCCATGTTCTTAAGCAATTCAAGCTCATAATCAAAATTGTAAAATATAATAATTCGTCGGTGTGTTTGCATGATCTTTTTTACAGCTTCTGTTCTTGACGGATCGCCATTTACAATCTTTCTTATGGTGTATGATAATTCACTGACATTTTCTATAGGTTCTTCTTTAAAAATGTTCCATCTGTGCTTCATCACAAACTTGTATTTTTCTTTGTCATACTTTGCAATGACTGTTTCGTGGAAAGGAACCGTACTCTTTAAGTATGTCATGTTTACAAGAATATAATTGCGAAGCTTAATTAATCTTCCTTCTTCTAAGTATCTAGACACTCTGAAATACTTTGAGTGCGGATCTTGTATAACATGTCTTGCTATGAACTGAGTCCGATTCTTGT